CTTTGAAACTCCAAAATCCAAAACTAAAGGCGTTGATGGTCAAGAGATTGAAATTGGCGTCATTGAACACTGGGAGAATGAAGTAGATGGCCTTAAGGAAGATCCTGATGGACTTAATGAGTTATACAGACAATTTCCACGCACAGAGAAACACGCTTTCAGAGATGAGACTAAACAGTCTTTATTTAATCTTACTAAAATCTATGAACAAATAGATTATAATGAAGATTTAAAACATTCAGGCGTAGTAACTCAAGGTAATTTTCAATGGGAAGGTGGGATAAAAGATACTAGGGTAATTTTTTCACCTAGTAAACAAGGTAGGTTTTTAATTTCTTGGACACCAGAAGTTGGTCAACAAAATAGAATCATTATTAAAAATGGAACTAAACATCCTGCTAACGAACATATGGGAGCTTTTGGTTGTGATTCATATGATATATCTGGAACAGTCGATGGTAGAGGTTCTAAAGGATCTTTACATGGATTAACTAAGTTTACAATGGATAATTGTCCAGCTAATTTATTCTTTTTAGAATATATATGTAGACCTCAAACAGCTGAAATATTTTTTGAAGATGTACTTATGGCTTGTGTATTTTATAGTATGCCAATACTTGCAGAGAATAACAAACCAAGACTATTATATCATTTTAAAAGAAGAGGTTATAGAGGTTATTCTATGAATCGACCTGATAAAACAATGCACAAATTATCAATTACAGAGAGAGAAATAGGTGGAATACCTAATTCAAGCGAAGATGTTAAACAGGCTCATGCTGCTGCTATTGAATCTTATATTGAGATGTTTATAGGTTACAACAATGAACAGTATGGCACAATGTATTTTCAAAAAACTTTAGAAGACTGGGCTTCATTTGATATTAATAATAGAACAAAACATGATGCATCTATTAGCTCAGGGCTAGCTATAATGGCATGCAATAAAAATAAATATAGACCCGTAGCTGAAGTTGTTAAAGAAAAGCTTAATTTAAGTTTTTCTAAATATGATAACCAAGGTAATGAATCAAAAATAATTAATAGATGATTAACACTAATGTTACTAACAGTGCGTTCCCAAGTCAGGTGGTACCTGAGGCGGAAAAGAAAACTTTAGAATATGGGTTGCAAGTTGGGCAAGCTATTGAGTATGAATGGTTTAGGGGTGGAAGATTAAACAGTGGTAAATGGAATCAAGGATATACTAATTTTAACAGACTACGTTTATATGCTAGAGGTGAACAACCTGTACAAAAATATAAAGATGAATTATCTATTAATGGTGACTTATCTTATTTAAATTTAGATTGGAAGCCAGTACCTATTATACCTAAGTTTTTAGATATAGTTGTAAACGGTATAGCATCTAAAGATTATGAAATAAATGCTTATGCTCAAGATCCCTTTTCACAACAACAAAGAACAGATTACGCTGAAGGATTAATGCAAGACATGCTTGTGAAAGATCAGGCTTTAAAATTAGGTGAAGCAACAGGTATGAATTTTTTGCTTAATGATGAAAAAGATATACCGGAAAGTGATGAAGAATTAGAAATACACATGCAGCTTAATTATAAGCAAAGCATGGAAATAGCACAAGAAGAAGTTATAGATAATGTTTTAGCTTTTAATAAATTTCAATTAACTAAAAAAAGAGTAATTGAAGATATAGTAACTATAGGAATTGGAGCTATTAAAACACAGTTTAATAAATCTGAAGGTGTTATAGTAGACTATGTAGATCCTTCTAATATGGTTTATTCATACTCTAATGATCCTAATTTTGAGGATATATGGTATGTAGGTGAAATAAAGTCTTTAACTATACCTGAAATTAAAAAACAATTTCCTAGTCTTACTATAGAAGAACTAGAAAGTATGCAAAGATATCCTGGTCGTCAAGGTTATATTGCAAATCCAAATTATGATAATGATTTAATTCAAGTTTTATATTTTGAATACAAAACATATGTGGATCAGGTTTTTAAAATTAAAAAAACAGACCAAGGCTTAGAAAAAACATTACAAAAAGAAGATTTTTTTAATCCACCTGAAAGTGATAATTTTGATAGGGTATCAAGAAGTATAGAGGTTTTATACAGTGGGGTAAAAGTTATGGGTGTTCCACAAATGATCGAATGGAAAATGGCTGAAAATATGACTAGGCCTAAAAGTGATTTAACTAAAGTTAATATGAATTATGTTATATGCGCTCCACATATTTACCAAGGGCGTATTAATTCTTTAGTAGGTCGTATGACTAGTTTTGCTGATATGATTCAATTGACATCATTAAAATTACAACAAGTAATTGCAAGGATGGTTCCAGATGGTGTGTTTGTAGATGTTGATGGGTTAGCAGAGGTTGATTTAGGTAACGGAACTAATTATAACCCACAAGAAGCTTTAAACATGTATTTCCAAACTGGTAGTATTGTTGGTAGAAGTTTAACACAAGATGGAGATCCTAATAGAGGTAAAGTACCTATACAAGAACTGCAATCGTCTAGTGGTAATGCAAAAATTCAAGCATTAGTAAGTACTTATCAATATTACTTACAAATGATAAGAGATGTAACTGGTCTTAATGAAGCAAGAGACGGAAGCTTACCAGACAAAGATGCTTTAGTTGGTTTACAAAAAATGGCTGCTAATGCTTCAAACATAGCTACAAAACACATATTAGATGCTAGTTTATATTTAACTTTAAGAGCTTGCGAAAATATATCATTAAGAGTAGCGGATGTTTTAGAATTTCCTTTAACGAATAACGCTTTAAAATCTAGCATTGGAAGATTTAATACAGCTACTTTAGATGAAATAAAAGATATGCATTTGTATGACTTTGGTTTATATTTAAACTTAGAACCAGATGATGAAGAAAAAGCCATGATAGAACAAAATATTCAAATGGCTTTACAACAAAACCAAATATATTTAGAAGATGCTATTGATATAAGAGAAATAAAAAACATATCTTTAGCTAATCAAGTTTTAAAATACAGACGAATTAAAAAACAAAAAGAAGATCAAGCCGCTCAAACAGCTCAAATACAAGCGCAAGCACAAGCTAATGCTCAAGCTGCTGAAGCTGCTGCCATGAGTGAAGTACAAAAAAACGAAGCTATGACTCAGTCTAAAGTTCAGATTGAACAAGCTAAATCTCAGTTTGAAATACAAAGAATGCAAACAGATGCTCAGTTAAAAACTCAATTAATGGCTGAACAGTTTCAATACGACTTACAATTAGCTCAAATGGAATCAACTAAAATTAGCCAAAAAGAAGCTGATATTGAAGACCGTAAAGACAAGCGAACAAAACTACAAGCAACCCAACAATCTTCGATGATAAATCAAAGACAGAATAACGGGTTACCACAAGACTTTGAATCTGAGGGAGAAATTCCTACAGAATTTTAGTCATTTTTATTAATTTTTATTATATTATATTATGTCAGAACAAGAAGTAAAACAAGAAGGGTCTTTTAAGATTAAATCTAAAAAACCTAAACAATTGGTAGAAAACGATATTATTAAAATCGATTTATCAAAACCTAAAACAGAAGCAGATGCCATTCCAGTCGGAGAAACAAAGAAAGTGGTTGTGGGCGAACAAACCGGAGATAGCCCTAAAATGGACGAACGAGTACCAGAGCCCAACCCGGTTTCTGAAATTAAAGAAGAAGAAGTAATAAAGCCTATTGAAGAAGTTGTAGAAGAAGAAATACAACAAATAGGTGAAAAACTAGATGAAAAGCTTATTGCTCCAACACCTGAAGAGGTGCGAGAAATAGCTAAACTACCTGAAAACATTGAAAAAGTTGTAGACTTTATGAAAGAAACAGGTGGTACGCTAGAAGATTATGTTAGATTAAATGCTGACTATTCTAACGTAGACAACGATACTCTATTAAGAGAGTATTATAAACAAGCTAAGTCACACTTAGATTCAAATGAAATTAACTTTATGATTGAAGATAATTTTGCTTTTGATGAAGAAGTAGACGAGGAGCGTGAGGTTCGACAAAAGAAACTCGCGTATAAAGAAGAGGTTGCAAAAGCCAAAGGGCATTTAGAAGGTTTAAAAAGTAAATACTACGAGGAAATCAAGTTGAGACCCGGAGTTACTAAAGACCAACAAAAAGCTATGGATTTTTTCAATCGTTACAATGAAGAGCAGGATGTGGCTCAACAACAACATGAAGATTTTAAATCCAATACTAACAAGTATTTCTCTGAAGAATTCAAAGGTTTTGATTTTAACGTAGGAGAAAAGAAATTTAGATACGGAGTTAAAAGTCCTAATGAAGTTGCTACTAAACAATCTAATATTACCAATACAATTAAGAAGTTCTTAGATGATAAAGGAAATGTAAAAGATGTTAAAGGTTATCAC